ATGTAAACCTTCCACAATATGCCTGACTTAAATTTACTTGATGTTCGTGGCATGACAGCTAATGCTATGTTGTCTAAGTTAAATGAATCCTTCCCACCAATCAATCCTAACCCTGAAGATACAATGGAAAAAATTATGTACAGGTCTGGTCAACGTAGTGTCGTTGAGTGGGTCATTCAATATATGGATGAGAATTAATGGCTGGAGTAAGTACTCAATATTATAACCCTTCACTGGGTGTAACTAAAGAAAAAGGTCTTAGTCAATTTGGTGATGCAGATCTTGTTGCTAATAGAGCAGCTGGATTTTCAGACCAAGAGATTTTAGATTTTTTAAATGCTAATCCAACAACCTTAAATCCACAACAAAAGCCTGGTGTACCTGGTGGTATTTATGAACAGGTTTCTACGGGTGCACAGCTAGAAAACCAAAGGGCAGAATCAGAAGCTCTTCGGCAACAAGAATTAGATAGGATAGCTGCTGAAGCTAAATCTCAACAAGAGCGATTAGCTAGAGAACAAGAGGAACGTTTGAAACAATTAGAAATTGCTAGTAGGACTGCACAACAAAATCAACTTGCTGGCAGTAAAACAGCTGAATTGCAACTTCAAAGTATTTCTAATTTACCTGGTTCACAAGGTGGTACAAGTTTATTTAAACGTAAACCTTTACAAATTAAACCACAAGTTTCAACAGGATTGGCACCTACAGTAGCTACTACTTCTAGTTTAGGTATTAATGTATAATGACTGCTCAATCACGTTATGAGAGATTGTCTTCGGACCGCTCCCAGTTTCTAAATACTGCTAGACAAGCAGCAGATCTGACTCTTCCTTATCTAATCCGTGGAGAAGAAACATATCACAAAGGTGCACGTAATCTCATTACACCGTGGCAAAGTGTAGGAGCTAAAGGTGTGGTGACGCTTGCAAGTAAACTAATGCTTGCTTTGCTACCACCACAAACCAGTTTCTTTAAGCTACAGGTTAATGATATTAATATCCCCGGAGAACTAGGACCAAACATCAGATCAGAACTTGATTTGTCGTTTGCTAAAGTTGAACGCACTATTATGGAATCCATTGCGGCTTCTACAGATCGTGTTGTTGTTCATCAAGCACTAAAGCATTTAGTCGTTGCTGGTAATGCTCTTATCTACATGGGAAAGGATGGTCTTAAACTATATCCTTTAAACCGCTATGTTGTAGATAGAGATGGTAGTGGTAATGTTATTGAAATTGTAACAAAAGAAACAATCTCTAAAAAATTACTCAAAAAAAATTATCCATCATTTGACTCAAAAAGCAATTGGGAAAATGTAAATGATTCATCAATTGATGAATGTGACATTTATACTCACGTAATTCTAGACAACAACAGATGGGTTTGGCATCAGGAAGTTTATAATGAGATCCTTCCTAAATCAATGGGTAAAGCACCTATTGACTCTAACCCTTGGCTTGCACTTAGGTTTAACCATGTTGATGGTGAAGCATATGGACGCGGACGTGTCGAAGAATTCATGGGTGATTTGAAGTCACTTGAAGCTCTGTCACAAGCTCTTGTAGAAGGTAGTGCAGCTGCTGCTAAGGTAGTGTTTACCGTTTCACCCTCCAGTACAACCAAGCCTCAGACACTTGCACAAGCAGGTAATGGTGCAATCATTCAGGGTAGACCTGATGATATTGGTGTAATACAAGTTGGTAAAACGGCTGACTTTCAAACTGCTTATCAAATGGTAGGAGGTTTATCACAACGAATTAGTGATGCATTCCTTATTCTTAATGTAAGGAATAGTGAGCGTACTACTGCTGAAGAAGTACGGATGACACAGCTAGAACTAGAACAACAATTAGGTGGACTATTTAGTTTACTTACTGTTGAATTTCTTGTACCTTATTTGAATCGTAAATTGTCTGTTGCACAAAAGACAGGTGAGATTCCACGTCTACCTAAAGGTGACATTGTTAAGCCTACTATTGTAGCTGGTATTAATGCACTTGGTCGTGGTCAAGATCGTGAAAGCCTTTCACAGTTCCTTACTGTTATTGCGCAAACAATGGGACCACAAGCTATTCAAGAATACATTAATCCTGAAGAAGTTGTCAAACGTTTGGCTGCATCATCAGGTATTGATGTATTGAATCTTGTTAAGAGTATGCAAGAGATTCAGCAAGAACAACAAGCTGCTGCTCAACAACAGCAACAAATGATGATGACTCAACAAGCTGGTCAACTAGCTTCAGTAGAGCAAAAACGCGAACAAGCATCAGCTGAAATGATGCAACAAGAACAACAACCACCACAACAATAATATGGCAGAAGTCCTTTCAATGAATGAAACCCCCGCTGATCAGCCTTCTTTGAATTCTGATGAGCAAGACTCTCTAGCTGTTGCCGAGTCTTTGGAAGGGGAACAACAACAGCTATTAGCAGGTAAGTTTGAAAATCCAAAAGCACTAGAACAAGCTTACCTTGAACTTCAAAGTAAACTAGGAGCATCAAGAAATGAGCCCGAAACCAGTGAAGAAGGGGAACAAGAAGAAGCCCCCGAAGAAGTACTAGAAAACCAAGAAGAGCAAGAAGAATCTAGCAAAGAAGTTCTTTCTGAACAACAAGCTGAGCAATTGTTTAAAATGGTTGGCGGTCAACAAGCTTATAAAACAATGGTTAATTGGGCTGGAGAATCTCTTTCTAAAGAAGAGGTTAAAATGTATGATTCTGTTATGGCAGATGGTAATCCCAATTCAATCTTTTTTGCAGTACAAGCATTGTATGGTAAATATACTGATGCTGTAGGTAAAGAAGGTCAACTGTTGACAGGTAAAGGTTCTAATCAAAAAGAAGATTCATTCCGTAGTCAACAAGAACTTGTACAAGCTATGAATGATCCACGTTATGATCGTGATCCAGCTTTTCGAGCTGACATTATGCGTAAACTAGAAAACTCTGACATCGCATTCTAATGACTGTTACCACCAACGAACACGGACAACAAAACCTTTTTGCTAAAGAACCCACCATGTACACTGACAAAGACTACACTGTGACACATAACGAAAAAGCTGAGATGCTTAACGGTCGCCTAGCTATGCTAGGTGTGATGGCAGCGCTTGGAGCGTATGCACTAACTGGTCAGTTAATCCCTGGAGTATGGTAATGGCTAAACAAGGTCTCTACGCTAACATCCACGCAAAGAAAATGCGTATCGCAAAAGGTTCAGGTGAGAAGATGCGTAAGCCAGGAAGCAAAGGTGCTCCTACTGCTGCCAACTTTAAACGTGCTGCTAAAACTGCTAAAAAATCATGATTGAATGCCCACAATGTACTGCACCACAGCAGTACGTTCTAGAACAACTACAGACTTCTGCTGGTGTGAAAGACCGTACAGCACTAGCAGTCATTATGGGTAACATCCAACAAGAGTCTAATTTTAAACCTAACGTATGTGAGGGTGGTGCTATCGTTCCTTATGATAGATGCCTTCGTGGTGGTTATGGTTTAATTCAATGGACATCTAAACATCGTTACATTGGTCTTGGCAACCATTGTTCTAAACGTAATGAAGATCCTAGTGGTCTTAAATGTCAAACTGATTACATGATTAATGAGATGAGGTTTAGAAAAGATCTTTATGCTTTTCAAACTAATCATCAACAAGTCGGTTATTACATGAATGCTGCATACTACTGGTTAGGCTGGGGTATTCATGGTAACCGTACAAAATACACTTATTCTTTTTTAACTAAACTTAAATGAAAATTCTTGCTATCCTCCCCGCAACCCTGATTGCTGCTACTCCTGTAATGGCTGGTCCTTACGTAAACATTGAAAACAATGCTGGATTCACTGGATCTGATTTCAATGGACATGTTACAGATTTCCATCTTGGTTATGAATCAGGTAATGACGTAGGTTCATACTACGTACAAGCTGGTCCTTCTATCTTTGCACCTGATGGTGGAGAAGAAGAGACAAAGCTTACAGGTAAGATTGGCGGTTCAATTCAAGCAACAGAACGTATTTCTGTTTATGGAGAAGTTGCAGCAACCTTTGATGACGTAAATGATTACGGCACTAAGTTTGGTGTTAAGTATAACTTCTAAAATTTAAACTTTTATTTATTTAACACAATGTCATACGGACAAATTGTACAAGATATTGGTGGTCTTTCTATACCTCCTCATGATTATGTAGGTATTAGTCCATCAGCAACACCAACTGATGGAACTACACCTCAAGTGTATACTTTTAAAACTGGTGGAGCAAGTGGTAATACTGTTTGCACACTATCAATTGTTTATGACGTAAGTCTAAATGTAGTATCAATTACAAAAATCTAATGTCTTTACATCTCAATCTATCCACTGGTAAATTTCTTAATAGTTCTACTTTATTTAAACTCAGCGACGCTTTACTATTAGATGTAAGCAGTGGCGAGATTGTTATGTCAAACCTGCTTGTTCCTAGAGCAGGTGTAGACTTATTTAAACTTGCTAGTCTTGATTTAAACTTCGCACAACGTAAATCACTTACAGATAGAGTCAGCGGTAACAACCTAATCACCTTCAGCCGTGCCAGTACTGGGACGTATGTCGGTAGTGATGGGTTGATTAAGACCAGTCCGGTTAATTTGTTTTTGCAAAGTGATAATTTAACAAATAATTATTGGACAAAAAATAGCTCCTCTATATCTACAAATGCATCCATTGCACCAGATAACGTCTCGCAAGCATTCAAGCTAGTTAATGACAGCTTTCTATCTGGCAGGATCAGTAGGTCCGTGTCTGTAGACTTAAATACAACCTACACTGAGTCTATTTTCCTTAAACAGGTTGATGCCAATTGGAAGTATGCCTTTGTCTGGTTTAACGATGGGGGCGGAAGAGGTTTTGTTGTAGAAGTTAATCTGGAATCTGGTACTTCAAGAGTTACCTACAATTTATTGCAAGGTAAATTTACCGATGTCAGCCATACTTTGGAGTCATATGGTGATGGTTGGTATAGAGTCTCTCTAACTGCAACAACAGTTACCAGTACTTACGTTCAGTTCAGAGTTTATCCCAGTGAAAACCCTCACACAAGTGGTGGTTTTGGGACTCAGCCATCACCAGGCGACGGGACTTCGGGTATCTTAGTTGCTGGCTTACAGTTTGAAGAAGGCACTCTAACTGACTACATCCCAACAGGTGCAACAATCAGTGGAGCACCACGATTTGACCATGACCCCGTGACTGGTGAAAGCCTGGGGTTGTTGATTGAAGAGAGTAGGACTAACTTGCTACCTGCTTCAGATAACTTCTTAGGTTGGAGTACTGAAGCAGGTAATCAAACTGTAACAGCAAACGCAACTATTGATCCAGCGGGAACTAATAATGCTAGTAAATTAACTGTTATTGATAGTCCAGGCGGAAACAATCGAAAACTCTGGATTACAGGTGTTCAGGATGCTAATTTAGTAGTAGGACAACCTTACACTTTTTCTGTATTCATTAAAGCAGTAAGTGGACAGGTCAATACGGGTTACTTACATATTACAACTGGTGCAAATGATACATGGCAGTCTTCAACAGGTTTTGTTGCTACTGCTGAATGGCAAAGAGTAAGTGTTTCAATAAATAGTGCCCAAGATACCCTTTCAAGATTCCTAATCACTGGTGATCCGGCTGCTCAATTATTTATCTGGGGCGCTCAAATTGAACAAGCCTCCTTCCCCACCTCCTACATCCCCACATCCGGCAGCACCGTAACCCGTGCTGCTGATGTTGCGAGTATTACGGGGACTAAC